CCGCCATATTTTAACTTCGGGAGAGTCGAAACTCTCTCCGCACCTTTCACATATATACATTAGCCCTTCCTCCATATAATTCTTAGAATTGCGATCTCCGCCATAAACCACAGAATGCATCCGATGATCACAGCTGCGGGAATGAACGAGTCGCCCACGGCACTCAGCGATACTATTATGAGGATGAATGCCACCCCGTTAAGCACCGCCAAAAGCACATTTGCGATACGGCTAAGCACCGCAATTAACATCTCTGCTGTTTTCATTGTGTTCCTCCCTGTAGTGTTGGTAGTCGGCAAGCAGACCCCAGTCCACTATGAGTCTGTGAAGCGCCACAAACGCATCCGCTTCTCTGTTGTCACGCGCGTCCGAGCACGCCTTATACAGCTTTTCCTTGTCCTTGTATGTGTAAAGTCGTTTCATTTGCACATCACCCTCGCAAGCTCGGTCTTAAGTATGTATCTGCCGTCAAAGTATTTGCCGTAGTGTTTGGCGACAGCCTGATAGCTTATACCCAAAGCCCTTGTCACATCTCCCCGTGACAAAAGCAGCTTGTCCGGGCATACCCGGTTCAGCTCTTCAAGGCAGAGCCGATAGCCTTCTTTTTCTCTTGCCATAACCTTCTCCTCTTTCTGTTTGTCAGCCCTCATGGGCTTTTGCCGCCTGCTCATGTCCGTATGCGTGATATTTGTCTTTAAGCCCTGCATCCTTGATCAGCTTGTAGTACGCCTCGAACCACTCATGGGAGCGCTTCTTTCTCTCTTCAAGCTCAATTCCGACAGGGTTCTCTCCGCACTCGGCGTTTATCCTCACCATTGCGAGAGCTTTTTTGAACAGCATTTCTTCAAGTTCGGGCATCATTTATCCTTTCTGTTGATCTCCTCAGTATCTTCCGCGCCTCGCGGTCCTCTTCCTGTTTTCGGGACAACATTATCCACCGTCACAACCTGCTTGCGTTGCGCTGACGCTTTTATAATTGCAGCGTCGTTTCCGAGTCTTGCTTCAAGCAAATTCGTCACATGGATCGCGGCTTCGTACGCAAACGCTGTTTTAAAGCCATTCAGCGGCATTATGGCGTCGAGCATCATGTTGGCGTACTCCAACACTATTTCGTCCGGCAAATCCATTGTTTTCTCGTCAAATTTAGAATCCAGCAGCCGCTTTTCAAGCTCGTCGAGTTTCTTCTCAAGCTTCGGGTTTTCTTTCCGTTTATTCATCTCAATGTCTCCCCCTCCGTTGATCTCCTCGAGTATCTTCCGCGCCTCGCGCAGCGCACGCTCTGACTTCTCGCTGTGGTATCTCCCATCCAAAGCCCGCGTGAAGTATGACGCAGAAGTTTTCTCTCCGCTTCTTTCCTCAATTTTGCGGCACAGCTCGTTGAGTGAAAGTTCCGCGTCAATCATGCCGTGGCGAATGTCCTTGTTTGTGCTCATATCAGCACTCCTTTCTTTTTTTCTGCACTTGACAGAATTTGTAATTTGTGCTACTATGATATTGCAACGTATCACAGCAGCCGCGCCGAGCGGCTTTCTCTTACCAACACTCGGCAACTTTTTTCTCATCCCCCCTGTATAAAGCGGCGTGGGAAGCGCCGCCTTATATGGGAAGAAGGTTGTATGAAACACGGCTTTCGCCGGGGTTTCCTGATCGCATCGGAGTGCCCTGTTGCCCGTTGACACTCCGATGCTCGAAAAGAAAGTAAATTATGAGGTATGGGCAACTGACAATGCACAGAAGCACGATCATGCTCGTTGCTTCTGGTAATAGTATAGTACGAAAAATTCTTACTGTCAATAGAAAATAAGAGATTTTCTTACTTTTGGTCAACGTCACAACGAAAGGACAATTTTTTTGGATACTTTAACCAAGATACTCGAAACAATGAAAGAGCAGCGGGTATCGCAGCAGGAAATCTGTCAATATTTGAATTTGACCAAGCAGACTTTTTCCGACTGGAAATCCGGTAAGAGCGAATCATACTTGAAATATCTGCCCCAAATTGCCGAATATCTCGACGTATCTGTAGATTATCTGCTCGGTAAAACGCCCTCACCGGAAAGGGAGAATATCCCCGAGGACGAAAAAAGGCTCCGGGAACTGCTTTCGCAGATGTCCGAAGAGCAGCTGCAGACAGCTTTAAAAATAATCTCCGCCATTGCAGAGGAGAAGTAATAGTGATAGTGAACACTTGACCCTATATGCGGTGCATTAAGCACCAAATTTTAGCTGCAGCTTTGGAAAGGCGGTGATATATTATGATAAGCAAAATGCTTTCTAATATGTCACTCTTTCCGGGCTTTCCGCAAGCTCCGTTTCGGTCTCGTCCTTCGATGAGCGCCCCGCAAGCGTAGAAACGGAGAACCACACTAAGCAAACTGTCGCCTCAGTTGTATAACAGCCCGTCGGCGTCGGGTTATCAGCCGGAGCGCACAGACCTACCTGTGTTAGCGTACCTGTTATACTGCGTGTGGCTGAAAGCCAAATGCAGAGCGGAGCGGCAACAGGCGAGTTGCCGCGATGCTTAACGCATCGCATATAGGGTCAGGTGGAGAAGTAATTCGGTGTCACGGCGGGGACGGAGACCTCACGGATCTTGCAAGCCGTTCCCCGCCGCCGAAGCACGGTGATTAGATGCTTCTGGTATAAGTATAATTCCACAAATGTGGAAAGTCAACAATTAATTCATCATTTTTGGAATTTTGTTAACTGCAACAAAACATTTATTCCAAATTTGTGGAATATGTCCTACGAGGTTTATATGTTCATTGAAATATTAAAAAAGCTGATGCACGACAAAGGCATCAGTAACAACAAACTCTTGACCGATCTCGGTCTTAACAAGAGTTCTATTTTGAATTGGGAAAAGAGAGGCACTATCCCAAGCGGGGAAACGCTTGAAATGATTGCCGACTACTTTGACGTATCTGTGGATTATCTGCTCGGTAAAACGCCCTCACCGGAAAGAGAAGATATCCCCGAGGACGAAAAAAGGCTCCGGGAACTGCTTTCGCAGATGTCAGAGGAGCAGCTGAAAACAGCTTTAAAAATTATCTCTGCCATCGCAGAGGAGAAATAACGGGAGCGATTATATGAAAAAGTTAGATGATGTTGAAATTGCAAGCGCTTACAAGGGAAAGTCGTTCGATGAAGACAGAATTATTACAATCGCTGATGAAAACGGCGACGACGAATATGTTGCATATTGCTGTGAGTATGACGAAGAACAGCTTGAAATGTTCGGCATAACACCTGTTCTCTTTGAAAAGTGGGAAATCAGCGGTTTGGTTTTTGAAGTGCATATCGAAGTGCAAGGCAATACAATTACTGACTGCTTTATTTTCAAATACAGGGAAACATCATGCTATGGCAAGTCGGAAGGACAGGAACTGATACCGACTCAGCAGGAAATCAGAATATTCAGAAGGATAATGGACTTTGTAACCGGAATAAAGTAAAATCATAAGCTTCTATTTATACAAATGTTCGTTCCTATGGTCCCATAGGAACAGCCCCACGGCAAACCGCAGGGCTGTTCGACCGCTCACCTTGTCTCTTTGTCTTGCTTTTCAGCGAACTTCATAACAATACGCATAAGCTCTATGTACATTTCCCGCTGCGCGGGATCGAGCTTTTGGAAAGTGCGTATAATTCTTCTTATCGTCCTGTCTGTCATGAGCTCTCCTCCTTTCTTCAGAAATTCCGCAGTCCGCCTGCATCGACATTAGCACATTCCCGGAAAAATAGAAACTGACAAGTTTTACCGAAGACCGTCGTTTTTGACGGTCTTCCCGTACATTTAGACGAACGGAGTGATCAAAAATGATCGAAACAAAACTTGAAAAGATGAAAGAAGCCTCCGGTATGACCTGCACCGAAATAGCGCTTGCGGCCGATCTGCCCGAAGCGACGGTGCGAAAGGTGCTCACGGGAAGAACGTCCGACCCGCGCTATGACACCCTCTACCGCATAGTAACCGCTATGGGATATACCATGAACGATCTCGTCGAATTCGACGTCAAAATTGACTGCGAGGAAGACTCGGAGGAATGCATAAAAATGTTGAAAAGGTTTTATGCGGACCGTCTGCGCGAGCTGCACGCCAATTACGCCGGATATCTCCGGTCGCTTAAAAGAGACAAAATGATAATTGCGATAGCTCTCGGAGTTGTGCTTGTCCTTCTGTTTGCCGCAATAATAATAGATACCCTCTGCGGAAACATAGGCTGGATAAGACATTAAGGAGAAAATATGAAAAAAAGAAAAGACGGACGGTTTCAGATAGCCAAAACTGTCGACGGCAAACGAAAGTATTTCTACGGCGATACCAGGGTCGAAGCATACGAAAAGCTGCAGGCATACGAAAAAGACAAATCCCGCCCGAGAACCTTCGCCGAGATCGCCGAGGCATGGCAGGATGAATATTGGGACGGCTTCGCCCCCGGAACAAGGAACTGCTATCGCTCGTCCCTTGCGCGGGCGCTCGATGCGTTCGGGAAAGAATCTGCAGACGATATAGAGCCGATGAAAATACAAGCCCTGCTGGAGACACTGAAAAGGCAGAACTACTCACTAAAGGCTGTCAAAACTCAAAAAACGGTAGTGTCAACCATATATAAGTACGGAATGCTCCGCGGCATGTGCCGCACCAATCCGGCAACCGTCACAAAGATCCCCAAAGGGCTGTCAAAGGAATTGCGCCTGCCTCCGGACGACGAAACCATAAAAAAAATAAAAGCGGACAGAGAATGGCTCTATCCGCAGATATTATTATATACAGGCTGCCGGCGCGGGGAAGCGCTTGCGCTGACATATGAGGACTTTGATTTCGAAAAGGGAACAGTCAATATAGATAAAGAGATAATATTCGAGTCCAACGAGCCGCGCCTTGTCCACCGCACGAAAACCCACGCAGGCAAACGAACGGTCCCGCTTGTTAAAGCTCTCAGGGAGCAGATACCCGAAAACAAAATAGGTGCTGTGTTTGATGATATAACTCTCCGGCGTTTCAAGACCCTCTGGGATAAATATTGCAAACGCCTTGAAATAGAGGTAACACCGCACCAGCTGAGGCATGCTTATGCCACCATGCTGTACGATGCCGGAGTTGACGTTAAGATCGCGCAGAGGCTTCTCGGACACTCCAGCCTTAAAATGACAATGGACATTTATACGCACATAAGAGAGAGCCGCCTCGACGACGTAGCCGAGCAGCTCAATTCTTTTCTTAATTCGTGACATCAATTTTGACATCATTTTTCGTTAAAAACAGGCGAAAATCGGTTAAAAACGAGAAAAAGAAAACCGCTCAAATCCCTTGAAACCTAAGGATTTAAGCGGTTTTTGCGTTGGTCTGAGTGACTGGACTTGAACCATGCCAAATTCCAATCACAACAACGCTTTTCAAGGCTTTGACATCATTATAGACGTATCAAAACATCTCAACGCAGCGGCGGAGCATCTCGCGCTCGCGGTCATCATCAGCACTGTTCATAAGCTGTATCAGCTTGCTGCGCGTGTCTCTGCGCCGCCCGCCCTCATCTTCGTCACGGCTGTAATGTCCGCGGACGTAATGCATGTTGCTGTAACCGCCGTCATGACGGTCGCCCTCTCTGCTGTAGCTGCTCCACGAATCCCGCTCTCCGCTTTTAAGCTTCTCAATCTTGAGAAGATTCTTCAGCGTGTCGGAAAACTTGTGGACTGCGTCGATATCTGCCATAGACAGATTCTCCTTGTGAGAATAATTCTCCAGCTCGGAGCACAGAGTTTCTTTCAGCCTATCCATATTTTCCATAACGTCCTCCTTACGCTACGCGCTCGACGATAATGTTTGCGTTTTGCACATTTATCGCCTGCGCGCTTGTGTTTTTGACCGAAATCTGCGTGCAGCACCCTCTCGGCACTGTTATGAATATCCCCTCCGTTATATTCCAGTAATCCCCGACTGCTGCCGGAGTTACAATAGCAGAGGAAGCGGGTACGGCTTCACCGTTTATTGTCAGCGCCATGGATATAGCGCCGGCAGTTCCGCCGGCAGGCACCGCAATGTTGGCGCCGAAGGTCACCTTGTACCGTGCCGATGCTGCACAGGAGTTGACAATACCGCGTAAAGTGATAACGCCCGCGCCCTCTCTGTGGATAACATATCCGCGAGTGCAGGGAACCGCCGTTTCAGTAAACAGTACATTGCCGCCGGAAGCTACGTTCTGAACGGCATTACTTGTATATTCGGGCATAGTCCGCCTCCTTAATAAGAGCCGCAGCCCGCACAACTGCCGTAGCAGTTAGGATTCTGCACCACATACGCCGGAATGGGCGTAGGGCTGAGAGCTGCGGTCTGATTTGCCAGTGCCTGCGTAATAAACGCATTCTGCGCATTCTGGCTGATCTGATTCTGCAGAACTCCGTTTGCGGCAAGAAGATCGGTGTTGCGCTGCTTGAGCGCATCGATCTCGGACTGACACATCTTGTCAAGGATAGTCTGCACACCTGCACGCTGGCTGTCGATTATGTCGCGCACACCCTCGCCTATAGCGGTGCGGTTCGCACACGACTCGGTAGCCATAGTGTACTTAAGGTCCGCAATAGCCGACTTATTGTCGCAGCAGCACTGCGCAAGCTGAGCCTGCAGGGAATTAAATCCGTTGCAAAGCTGGAGCTGATTTGCGGAGAATCCGTTGTTGACAGCATTGGTAACGGCATAAGTAGATTCACACATGCTGTTCTGCAGGTTCTGTATGCCGCTCTGAATACTGTTGGTAGCAAAGCCCTCCTGAATGTCCGCGCGGGTAGCATAGCCCTGGAAAGCGTTGCCGTCGGCACCGCCCCAGCCGCCGCGCCCCCACATGAACAGAAACAGTACGATGATCCACCATGCACCGTTTCCGCCGAAAGCGTCGCCGCCGTTGTTGTTTCTTGTAACCGCTGCGAGATCCGCAGGGGTCATTCCTTCGTTTACCATAAAAGTCTCCTTTGTTTTGTATTTATCTTTCACGCGCGCACGTTAAGAACTAATTGAATAATTGCCGAAACTGTCCGGCAATGGACTGCAGCTGGTTAAGCTGTTGCTGCGTCATTTCGCCGCTGTCCAAAAGCCTCTGTATCTCCTGCCTCGGGTCGCCCTTAAAGCTCTCCGAAAACCTCTTGAATTCGCTTATCATCTGTGACATGGGATCGTTTCCTACCTGCCTGCCGAATGCACTGAAAAAAGGATTACTCATTTTCTGCCTCCTGCCTGTCGCAAATAAGCTTCTTCAGCTCCTCAAATTCCTGCCTTGTCACATAGTCTGCCCCTTTCGCCCGGGGTGCGGCGGAAACGCGCTCCACCAAATCAAACGCCCGCAGCTGCGGCATGCCGCTCTGATCTGCCGCCTTGAGGTAGACCGCCGGAGCCTCGCTGTCCCATAACTGCACAGTATTTCCCGGCGCTACCGGGTAAGCCTTTGCAGCCTCTATCCCCTGCACCCATATAAGTCCGGCAGGCTGGGACTGCTGCTGCGGAATCGCCGTCTGCAGCGGCGCATAAGTTGCGGGATATCCCGTATAAAAATTTCCGAATGCCATTAGTAATCCATCCTTTCGTAATAATAGATCGGCGCACGGTCGCCGCTGTCCCATGTGTCAAACCAGTCTCCGTTTTCTACACAGACAACGTGACCGCCGAGAGCAAGTACATATTTTCCCTCGGGCTTGCTGTCGGCAAAAGCCGCAACACTGCATGCATCCTCGCATACTCTGCGCTGCCAGCCCTCGCTTTTGAGGTATGCACCCCATACAGCGTCAGCCGACGGCATGTCTCCGTCTCTCAGCGATTGTACAAACAATCCGGTCGCAGTAGTTTCCCAATCTTTGTCAAGCGCTTTGCAAAGAGCACGGACGACACAGTCGCCTACCCGTTTTCCCCTTGGGTTGGGGTTGTAAAATCTATACACAGCCTCGCCGCCTTTCCGTTAATATTGTAAAATAAAAAAGGCACCTGCGCCATGTCGCGCAAATGCCTTTTATGTGTCTCTTTCGGGTCAGATGTGAGCCGTTAATGTATTCATGCAGCGGTATACGATCCGCTTGATCTGGCGGTCGCTCATGCCGAATTCCTCCGCGAGCGGCTCAAAGCAGATACCGTCAAGCAGCCTCCGCTTCATAATAGCCCTGTCCCTCTCGGATAATATCCATTCGTCTATGAGCGCCGTCCATCCCGAGTATCCTATCTCGTCAATACCCATGCCACACACCCCGCCGCGATGATAACCGCCTGTACGATTATGACCGCAATGAGCTTGTTTGTCAGTTTCCGGTTGTGCCACATGGCTGTCTCATAAACGATATACGGTATATCTTTCATCATGTAACGACCTTTCCGTTTAATTTAGCCTCAGCCTATCTTGAGTCTTGCCCCGACCTTGCAGTGCTGCTTAAGATACCATCCGGCATTGTTATGACCGGACAGACAAATGCAGCCCTTGGGGATAGGCGTGTTGGATTTGCCGTCAACGATCTGCGTAATTATGCCCTTGCCGTTGATAATTACGTCAACACCCCACTTGTTAAAGCCCGTTGTCGCTCTGCCGTCTGTAATGAGGACAAGCGCATTTGTTCCTCTGCTTGTATTGATGCCCGTAATTTCGCCCATGCTGATTTTCACCTCTTCTTTCACAAATCCGTTAAGTCCGAGTTTCTTTATTTCGGCGGGGAAGTCTCTGTACATATAGTCCTGATCGCAGGTAACGCCTGCCACTTTATTGGTGCGCAGCGTGTTCGTCTCCCCGCCGAACTGCCACATTCCTATGAGGGATTCGGGCTTGTACGTACACGCATTCGCCCACTGAGCCACCCAGTGGGTGTAGTGCTTCAGCTCGCTGTCATACAGGTAACTGTCGAAGAACGACTTGAACGAGTATACACCGACGAAAAAGCCCCGGTCTTCAAGATAATCGCACCAAGCTTTTACCATATCGGTGTTCGCTCTCTTGCAGAGCTTTTTTTGTACGCTGTCTTCAATGTCGAAGTATATCGGCAGTTCAAACTGTTTGCCTGCAAGACAGTTGCTATACAGATACCGCGCTTCCTCGACCGCCTGCGCCGAGTTCTGCGCCATGCTGTACTGATATACACCCACGGCAAGCCCCGCAGCCTTTGCAGCCTTGTAAAATTCCTCAAACTTTGCGTCCTTGCCGCCGTCTGCAAACGGTGCAGAGTATGCCCCGCGCAGCACTACAAACTTTACGCCCTCTGCCGCAGCGCGTTTGAAATCGAAGTTACCCTGCCAGCGGGACACATCTATTCCGAATACCTTACTCATTCCCGTCACCTTCGGTCTGCTTCTGAATGTTCATGAGCACCGCGATAGCTACGGTTGTGCCGAACTGAATAAGCGCCGCCGCAATAGCTTCCTTTGAAAAATCGGTGGTAATTGCGGTGAGCAGAGCAATACCCGCGCCCGCAGCGCTCTGAATGAGCGTTCTCAGAACTCTTTTCCAATTGAATTTCATTTTAATATCCTCCTTTATTTTGCCGCCTCTGTGGGCAGTTTTAACGTTTTGTGAAACAGCTCGGTCGCAACGTCGTTGCCGCCGAGCGCGTGATATGCCGCATACGCTCTTGTCAGCGCCTCGCGGGCATATATGGGGCAAAATTCCTTTGCCGTGTACTTGTCATGATCGCGGATTATCTCTGCACGGAGCAGGCATTGCATGCCGTCCTCAAGAGCGGCATACTTTCTCTTCATCTCCTCGTCCCGCTTTTTCATTTTCTTTGTAGCACTGATCGCTATCGAGACCGCCCCGCCGAGAACGAACGGCACCGCCCAGCGGATTATTGCGTCAACTATCTGTATCCACATTTCGCACCTCCTCGGCCGCAAAGCCTGTCCAGTCCGTATTTGCGATTTCGGCAGAGAGCGCTTCATATTCTTCTGCCGTTATTTCCACGCCGCCGAGACCCGTACCGATCATAAGCAGCTGCCCATTATCATCAATCTGTTTGTAATATCTCATTTGAGTCCTCCTATACCATAGCTATCCATCGGTAGGTGTATGTCAGAAAGTACCATGCCGAGCCGCCGTTAGTCGGCAGATATATGTTGGATGCCGTATCTGCCGTTTTGCTTGATGTGCAGTCTACAATATCGCCCTTTGCACAAAGCAGATAGCTGTGCGGGTTTGAGGCTCTGTTGTATGTTACGGCAAATGCTATCTCCTGAGTGTTAGGAGATGCGTCAGAACTAATGCTGCCGACAAATACATAGCTCGGTACAACTCCGAGACCGTGCTCAATTGACACTTCTTTTGCCATCGTTGCGGGTGTGCACTGGAATGTTCCCATTGCCATGCCCGACGGCAGGCTGCCGCCCGTCTCAATAGCCGTTATCGCCGCAGCCATAGCGGAAAGCTTGTATGTGTCGGTGCTGCCGTTTTTGCCGCGTATAGCGTCGGCTATGGCTTTAATGCTGTTTTCTTCGTACAGTTTCTTTGACATCAGTAGCTCACCTCCGTACCGTCCGGCAGAGCAGCTATTACATCAGCGACAATTTCCGCCTTGTCCGCCGCTGTCCAGTAGTCTGTTCCCTTGACGGGAGTATGCCCGTCCGCGCCGGGAGTTCCGGGGGCTCCCTGCGCTCCGGTGTCACCTTTGTCTCCCTTTGCTCCGGGGTCTCCCTTATCGCCCTTTGCTCCCGGGTCGCCTTTATCCCCCTTTGCGCCGGGTGCTCCGGCATCGCCCTTGTCGCCCTTGTCTCCCTTGTCACCCTTTGCAATGGTAGTGCTGATAACATTTCCGACTATCTGCACATTGTCTCCGGCAACAAGGGCGTTCTGCTTTGCATCCCATGCGGCAGCCTCTTCATCGGTAACATAGTGTACAATCTTTCCGTTTGCCCGCATTTTTCCGGTGGACGGCTGCACTCGAAGCCTACTGCTGTATGTAGCGTTGTAGAATCCGTCCGTAAGCAGTACGCTTCTCCACTTATCCTCAGTCGACGACTCCGCAAATACTCTTTCGATATCCTCTGTATAGTAGCCGCTCTCCGCGACATTGCCTTTGCCGTCAAATACGGCAATGCAGTCTGCTTCCGCTTCCGGCACCTTCGGCATCTTCGTATCAAGCCCGGTCTGCACGTCCTTGACATCCGCAAGCGCCTTGTCAAGCCCGGTCTGCGCGTTTTTGACATCCGCAAGCGCCTTGTCAAGCGCGGAGTATGTGTCTGTCGCTTCGATTGCCGCGTCATTCTGCAGCACCGCCTCCGCGTAAATTTTAAACCTTGCGCTTGTGAGCGTGTCCCCGCCGCTCCCGATGATGCGGATTTCGCATTCCGATTCTCCCGCTTCGATCTCCGACGTGAGAAAGGTATGCTCTATGCGGTCGGCATATGCCGTGCACTCGCTGTAATGCGTCGCCGTCGCGCCCTTTATATACATTGTGGCGGTGTAATCGGCGCCGCCGCTCTCATTTACAGGCAAAGAATAAGGTTTGAGACCGCTCATGAGGCGTATTACAACAAGGCGTGTCTTTGTGTCGCCGAGTTTGAACCCCTCAAGAACGGCTTGAAAACCGCCTTTATTTGTGTCTAAAGTAATATCGTACATTTCAGCACCTCCGACACAAGTATAAAGAAAAAACGAGGGTAGGTGATACCCTCGTTTTTATTCAGTCTTCCTTCCACTTTCTCACAGTGGATTTTTTGATAACCTTGTGACCGTCAACGGTTACATCGCCGAGAATGTCTGCTATGCGCTCCCGCTCGTCTTCGTCTCCGTCTTTGTAAAGGTCTCTGTAGTGACCGGAAAGCAGGCTGCGAACTGAGGTAAAAGCTTTTCCCTCAGGGTCGTCGGCTTCCTTTTCCTTGTAATAGTCCACCTTGAGACGGTAGTATTCTTCGAGCAGGTCGTAGTTTCCTTCCTCAACATCCGCAATAATGTCTTTTTTCGTTGCGGTCATGCCGTCGATCTGAGAAACGGTGTCAACGTCCTCGTCCTCGTCCGCGCTGTCCTTCAGCGCCTTGTTTTCGGCAGAAACAACAGCGGCGACAACATATTCCTTGTCAAAGCCGTCGTTTGCTATGTCGCGTATGATGCTGTCATATTTCTCATAGTCACCGTCCATGTGCGCGGCGGCGGCTTCGGCAATACGAATGTCGTTGTCCTTCAGACCGTCGATGACGCGGCGGCGGAAATCCTTCTCGCCGAGCCTGTCCTGTGTACGTGCGATGTATGTATCGTCGTCGTTCATAAAGGCGTAGTACAGCTTGCCTTTGTCGTCGCGCGGCGTGGTAAGGTTACGGCTCAGCCCGTTTTTCCATGCGGTGTCGGCTGCAGTATTAGTGGTGGTTTTCGTGGCGCTTTGCCATTCTGTGGTAATTGTACGGTATATAGCGCGGAAATCTCTTGTAAGGCTCGTCATGGCAACACCGCTCATGTCAGCCAATATGGAAAGGGCATCCCATGACGCCTCGGCTCTTTCCTTGGCGTTCTTGCTTTCGTCTCCCCAAACCTTTGCGAGCTTTTTCACCTTTGTCATAAGGTCTCCGATAATTTCCACATCCGGTCGGTCGACATTAAACCCGTTAAAGACCAAACTGTATATGTCCTTAAACCACGGCAGCAGCATGAACGGATTGATATTGTCTATTGAATTCTCAATAAACGCCTGCAGATATTTCTCCCAGTAGTTTTTATCGTCATCGTCGTCTCTGAAAGCGTCCGCAAATGACCTGATAGCCGCGGTAAATATCTGGCTTGCAATAAGACTTGCAAAAATCCCTGCAGCTTTTCCTTTTTCTCCGTTCATCAAGTGGCGAATTCCGTCATAAGCCATATTCAGTGTGGTAATAGGCTCTGCCATGAACTGAGTGATAAACTTACTGAATACGTTTCCCTCCCTCATTATTTTGGAGCGGGCGAATATGGAGTCGTATACCTGTGTTTTGTTTGTGATTTCATCAAAGCGGTCTCCCGCTTTTTTGAGCACATCCTTGTAGGTATAGTCTGCGTTGGATTTTTTGAAATTATCAATCGCTTCGTTTCTGCAGGCGTTCCATATCCACATCCATGTGACTTGGTCGAGTTTTTCCGCGACCCAGAACTGACCCTCCTGCAGCCCCTTTGCAGCTGTATGACCGAAGGTGTTTCCTTTTGCGCCGAGGTCTGTAATGGTTTTGCCTATAGACTGCTTGGTGTTGATGTCAACACCGCCGAGCTGCTTGACCACCCATGTAGAGGCATACTGTGTCATTTCGGCAAGAGATTTTCTTTGCTGCGCCTCCGACATGGTCTTTGCCTTTACGCCTATGAAATACTTCGGATTGATTTCCGCAAAAGCACGCATGACAGCGCACGGCTGCTGAATTGCAACAGCTAAATTCAGTCCCGTTCGCGCAGCCTTCACCGCGCTGAACAGCCGCATATATGCCAAATCTCCGTCGCTTCGTATACCGCCGTTTACATCCGTAAGGAACTTCATCATTTCGCCGTACAGCTTTGAGCCGAGAACATCGCGCACTCTTGTACTGCCGTCCTCGGACTTTGATGTGCCGTTGATGACTTTTGTAATGTCCTCAAGTGGAAGTGTAAACGCAGCGTATGCCGCCATATCCGATGCATGAGTCTGATATACGTTAACAAAGCTTGAGATAGAGAGCGCCTGCGTCGCATTGGCAACGGTCTTGATGGTAAACTTGCTGTTCTTGAGCTTTGCGGTGTTGTTTTTCGGGTCTATGGTACTCCTGAGATAGTTGTTGTCAACCGTCAGAGTTATATAGTTATCCTCGCCGAAAAGCATGATGTCGTAAAGCTTCATGGAAACAGCATTGCCGTCCGCTGCGATTTCGGTAGACATGTATTTCTGCATCTCGTCTCCGAAGCGGCGCATGTCGTCGCTGAGCGTCTTCCCGAATTTGGTAAGATCGTTCTCCGTAAGCGTCATCATATCCGCATTGGCATAGACTGTCTCTTTGCCGTCTGCCACCAAACGCATCTTGCCGCCCTCAAGCCTGAAGCCGTCTCCGAGCAGATGGACCCGACCCTGTCCGCGCTTGGCGGTGAGATACAGCGTCAGTATTTCGCCGCCGGTGAGCCGGGCGGTTTTTCCGTTATCAAATGTAATGTCGAACTTTTGGTTGAACATTTTTTCCTTGATACCGTATTTCTGCGCCGTTTCTCTGTATTTATCCGCATACTTGAGTATAAGCCTGCCGCTGTCCCCTTCGGCTCTCTGCAGATTGCGGTAGAGCTGATAAAGTGTATCGCTGCCGGACTGCTTGAAAAGCTCATAGGGCTTCAGATTGTTCCAGAACAGCATGTTCGCCGTGCGGTCTTTTGCACCTCGCACAAAGTCGCTTCTCGAAACCTTTTTGTTTCTTGCGTCCTTTGTCTCTCCCGCTACCTTCGCGGTAGTCTCCGAAACGCTGCGGCTGCTTCTGAAAAGCTTGTTCGCGTCCGAGATTTTTTTCTGCACTGCCTTGGTAACGGCAAGAACGTCTTCCAACTGGTCTGCGGTAAGCAGATACAAGGGTCTCTCCCCGATTGAGTGTCGCAGATCTTCAATTGCTCGCGCAAGATCGGATACGTCAATGTAATAAGTGCTGTCCGCATTGTCGTATGTCTTGTAGTACGAAAGCATCTCGGAAAGATAGTCCGCGGCTCTGACATTTCTCTCACCGCTCTTTTCGATAGATGAAAGCTTTTTCTCTATCTGCTCCGTAAGAGAATTGTAACTGTCAAAGTCTTGCTTGAGCTGCCCCATACGCGCGTCTGCGTCGGCATAATCCTTTGAGCCTTTGTCATACTGCTTTATGCGCTCCGCAAGCTGAGTATACTCTGTATACGCATCAAGATATCTCCCCCTCCGCTTTTCAAGGCTGGCAATTGCGTTCTCAGCCCTTGCAATGCGTTCATCGTAATTCTGAGTCCGTGAGTCTATCTGCTCACGGAACGCCTTAACAATGTCCCTCAGAGCACTGGGGATGTGCTTTGTCTTGCTGTCTTCCTTGGCAAGCTTGTCAAGCTTATCGATGCGCTTCGCAATGTCCCGAACGATCTCGCGCCGTCTGCGGTTTTCCTCCCGCTGCGCAAGCGTGTCCTTTATGCCCTGCGCCGCTTCCTGATATTTCTGCTTCTGTGAGCGCAGGGCGGCTTTTGAACGCAGCTTCTCCGCAATAACAGCCTCTTTCGATTTTCTCTCGGCAAGAGTTTTGAATGTGTCGTATCCTCTGTAGCCGTAGAATTTGCTGTCAAGCCGGTTGAGCTTCTCGGCAAGACGCTCCTTTTTTTCATTCAGGGAGGGAAGAGCACTCCTGTCCGTACCCTTGGTGAAAGAGATTTCCTTGATTTTCCTGTTGACCTCGGCAAGCTCCTTCTGCAAAGCGTTTGCTTTCTTAACCTCAGACTTCAGCTTTTCGACAAAGCTTTTTTCCTCATCCGTTTCGGCAACAGCTTCCATGTCCGAAACAAGAGTATCCCTTGATGTTTCGGTCTCTTCGGAGAAATAAATGTCTCCGTTTGCCCCGTCAAACGTCCCGATGTTGTCAGTTGCGCTCTTGACCTGAGTTTCCTTAAACGCCACCCACTCCGAGCCGTCGTGAACCCCGTCATATCCAAGCTCGCCTAAAATATCGCTCGTCTTGATATTGTTTTTCTCGGCTGCCTCGTTCAGATAGTCGAATACTCTCGTCGGAGACTGTAGCTTCTCTATGACGTGAGGCTTGTAGGTGTTGTACGTGTCCTTGTGAAACGGCTTAAAATACTTATCATATATCTTTTCCGCTTCTGCTTTGGAAAGCTGCATTTCAAAGGGATGGAATATTGCGGCGTAAAGCTGCATCCGATTCTTTCCGGCATAGCTGAATTCGTTCGGATTTGAGGAAAGATAGATACCGTCGCCGTGCGTCTTGCCCTGATTCGCCCCGGAACGTGATATGTCGAAAGTGTCGAACTCGTTATCGGTGTAGTGGTACAGCACCTTCGGCGTTCCGTATCGGTTCACAGCCTTGCTTGCTCTCGCAGGATTATTCTGCCAATCGCCGAACCAACGCTTGAATTGTGAAGATTCTGTATTTTTTGAAATATTCCTATTGACTTTTTGATCAAAGCTGCGTATAATAGAACCAGAAGCTATCGCTTCCTGAATTCGTATGGGGAATTGGACCCCAGCGGGTATCAGGTTCGTAGCTTCTTTTTTTGCGTAATAAATTCCGACATCTCCGATGTTTTCAAGGGAAATGGCTTCTTTAATCAACTTCGCGACATTCTTAGTGTATGCACTTGACAGCACATTCACATCCATCTGCTCACCGTTAACCGTCCGTTCGGCGGTAATCTCTACGGGCAAAAGCAACGATTCTCCAGCCTGTCCTACATCTACAATTGCAACCACGCTGTGGGTGCTCCGTAGCGGACGGGCTTTTTTGTTTACATCCTTGGCAGCAATAATCATAACAGGATCCTGCAGTTTGCTGTAGATGTTTTTTACAAGAGCATCACCGAGACCGTGATAGTGAATGCCTTTGCTGTAGTTTCCGTCTTGTTTGGCTTCAATTTCAGTCTTAGCTGCAGAGTATACATGTCCTGAACCTATAACAAAAGGAATTGATGGCATACCCAATTCCCGATACAGGCTCGGAGTGTATCCAATGATGAGATTGGTTGGATTCGTATTCTGCATTTTAAGTATTTTGTCCACTTCGGACTGGTATTTTGCTGTCACTTTCGCCTGTACTTTGATGCTCTCCTGAGAAAACATAAATTCCCTCAAGCTTGATTGTTCTTCCGGAACGGTGCCGTTATTAAAATAATTCTGAATGTCGGAAATGATTTTGGATGCGGAAGTGCCCTCTCCGTACTCTCTGCTGAAAACATTGTTGCCTCTGCTGTCAGAAACATCAAGATAGAATCCGTCGTTTTCACGCATTATAGACGGAATAATGCTTCTCAGCATAGAGACCTGCTTTGCATTAGGCATAGCGGCTATATCAATGCCGTATGTTTGCAGACGGATGTTACCCATGTTCATGAAATAAATCATGCCGTCGGAATATCCCGCATCATCAGGCAAATCAAGAATATCTGAAATCTCTCTGTGATCCTGTACTCTGTAACCTTGACCGTCGCTGAAATCAAGCATTGACCCGGTCGTTGTCAGATATGCAGCCTTTTTCAGCGAGTATGTGGTATGAAATCTTCTGACAGCCTTGTTCACATATTTTTTAACATCATCGTCGGTGAATGACGTAAGAGCGTTTTCGCGCTGTTCGGAGGTTTCCTCTGAATAACGGATATCCTTATTCCCCTTGTCAAACGTCCCGATGTTGTCAGTTGCGGATTTAATCTGTGATGAGTCCTTAACGACTATGCTCAGTCCGCGGCTGACAGGTTTTCCGTCTACGAGATCGCCGCCTTCGTCAAGTATGATGGCATCATAACCGAGCTCCGGATGTTCATCAAGATATTCACTTATGTCGTATCCGTCAGTCCAGTCGGGAAGCCCTGTATCCTGGAGTTCACTCAGCCCGTATTCGCTGCGAATGCTGTTATAGATGTCACGCGCCTGCGCATCCCTTGTATCAAAAACTTTGTCAGCGGTAAGATACACAGCGTAAAGTGCTTTGCTGTTGCCTCGCTCGGCATATCTCTCGGCATAAGATTTCTTGTCGGTGAAATACTGCCAATTTCTGAAAACTGTAAATCCGCCGTTCTTTTTTGCGCCGTGATAAAACACCTTCGGTTTGCCGTCAGCGTCTAAGAATATCGGGTTTATTTTGCTCGGATGTTTTTGCCAATCTCCGAACCAGCGCTTAAATTGCTGCGTTTCGGTTACATTTTCAAATTTTGTCTTGACATTTGACTTTGAATCGCGTATACTATTAACAGAGCCGTCGTGAGGCAGGGCACTGGGCAATTGGAGCCCAGCCCTCTGTAGTAACGTCACGGCTCTGTTTTTATCCCAATAGAACAATTCCACTGCGCCTTTGTTTGTATGTTCAATGGCGCTTTTTAATTGTGAGAGGCTGTTCTTTTTTGCAAAGATAGTAGTCATGGCGTTACTGTCAATTACGATATTGTTAGTACGTCCGGTACCGTCTATCTCTATCGCGCTGATTACTTGGCTGCCGTTGTGCTTGAAATCGAAAATCACCATTGCACGGTCAGAATGCCCCTTCGACTGAGACTGAATAATTGCTATAGGGTCTTTTATAGCTTCCGGCAGGTTTTTCAGCAACGCTTCGCCTATAGTGTGGTTAAAGTTCTTTGTGCCGTTAAGAGCATAATCCACATGAGTTTGATTTAAAGTAACAGGCAATGCATTAAAACCTACAGACTGCCACTTTTGCGGCGTTCCACCTACAAGGAGGGTATCATATTGAGGAAACTTACCGTTTTTAAAATCCTCAACCTGTTCGGCAAATGATTTTGTAAAATCATATTTGTCGTCTGTTTCCTCCGACAGCTGCACCCCCTCTTTCTCCGCCTGCTTTTCGAGAACATCAAGATTTTCTCTCGTCTTCGCGTTCTCCGCCTCGGCGAGAGCGTTTCTCATGTTCCGTATGGAATTCTCAAGAGCGTTGTCGAATACCTCCTGTACCTCCTCAAGGCTCTTGAGCGCTTCTCTGAGCTTCAGCGCTGCATCGTGCAGCTCCTCGTTGCCGTCGTACATATCCGTCTGCGCCTTACGAAGATTTGCGATAAATTCCCGTACCTTCGTGACTACCTTTACAAACAGGCTTGCGTTTTCCATAGCAAGCTTTTCAAGCGCCTTGCTGTCGCGCAGCAGCATTTCGCAGCCGTCCGCAATGACCTCATCGGATGCCATGGCATAACTCATGCCGAGCTTGTCCATTTTTTCCTTAACAAGCGCGTCAAAATCAGCCTCCAAAGCGTCGCGGATGAAGTCTGTCAGTACGTTGTAATCGGCTTCGCTCCACACCTTTATGGAGTGTGTTATCTCATGCGCAAGCGTGTGACCGAGAATTCCGCGCACCTCGGCGGCGTTGTATGCTGCATCGGCACGCAGATATATTGTGTTGGTCTCCGCATCATACGCGCCGTTTATCAATGTATCCCCGATGCGCTTTCCGTGCAGTTTTGCGTCCTCCGAAAGAAATTCAACGTCATATCCGAGCTTTGCCAGAGTGCGTGCAACATTTTTCGCTCCGCTTTTGTTTTTGCCGAGATGTTCTTCTCCTCGCACCTCGCCCTTTGCGCGTCCTCTTTCCTGAATAACTCGCTCGGCTCTCGCCTTGATGTTTCTTTTCATTTCGCTTTGTGCTCTCGCTTTTACTCCCTGCTCGATAGCGGAGGTCACAAGAACGTTGTTGACTTCGGCATTCTGCGTGAAATATATTCTGCTCTTATACCCTGCTACACGTTCGCCGTTCTTTGCCGCTCCGGTCTCGCCGAGAGAGCGATACAGTCCCCACGTTGTAGCGAACACTCCCTTGTCAGTGCCGTTTGCATACTTGCGGTATGCGCTTATCATCTCGTTTGCTTCTGCGTCGGTCATACCCTTTACGGCATTGACAAACAGCGTTTTGTCCTTTGATGTAAGACCGAATTCGCCGCTGTCAACCTCTGTGCCGTCTTCAAGTATGTACTTTGTTTTGCCGCCCTCTCGCTTAATGCCGTATATGCTGCTTGCGTTGTAGGCTTTTCCTTCGGATGACTCCTTGGTTTCGACAATATCATTGATCATATTGCGCACCTCGGAAGTCTCTGTGCGCTTCTGTACGGCTTCAAGAGCCTCAAAAACTTTTTCGACGTTTTCCTCTGTAAGAACGCCGTTTGCGGAAAGAGCGGAAATGGCGCTGACATCGGCGGTGCCGGTTGCGATTTCAGCAACCATCTCCGCAAGGCTTTCATTGTTATTCACAATAGGCATTGCCGTTTCCTTTGCCGCTTTCAGCTCGGCTTCGACAACATTCTGTGCAAGCTTGCCCATGTTTCTGTTCCGAACCGCGTTTCTGACCTTGGAAACAAGCTTTCCTACGCCGCGGCCTTCGGGCACTTCCTCTGAGGCTTTGGATATGTCAAAACCTCGCTTTTCAGCGATTTCAAGCACATTTTTCCCCGCATCCGTTCCCGCAATGGACTTTCCGATATCGGTCTGATTTTTTATGTCTGCAACACTGTTGCGGGCTGCGGAGACTCCCCCTCCGATAACAGCAGCAGTACCGCCCATAATACCGCCCACAAAGCCGCCCCAAGCCTGCTCTGCGGCAGAAGCGAGCACATCAAGAAAAGCTTTCTTTTTGGCTTCCTCTCTGCTGAGTCCTTCCGCCTCATAGGTGAGTATTGCGTTCGAGAACTTTGAGTGATCTTGATTTATGACAGCATCAGAGAAGCGGTTCATGATTTCGGTAACTACTTCTTCGCTGCCCTCAACCGCGCCCTGTCCCAGCATTTTCAGCAGATTTTTATCTTTTACAAAAGACTTCATGAACGACTTGAAGCTTGTAACGTCAAAGCTGCTTTCGAGAAATTTGTCAACGAGCGAACCTATTGATATTTTCTCGCCGAGATATTCGGCAACACCGGAGGCAAAACCGTATGCCAGCGCCTCGTTCGTAGTCGAACCGTTTTGAACAGCCTCCTGCAGACCGCTTGAAGCAGCCTGCCCGGAGAGAATAACGCTTGCGACAACCTGACCTGCCGCGGGACCGAACGCATAGCACGATCCTACAACTGTAGCCAGTGAGTTGATTCCGGATGAAACCCCGCTGTATGTGCTTGTCCAGAATTTTCTTGCGGTTTCGGAAACGCCGGCTTCCTGCATGGCTTTGTCATATATTTCCGTCTGGGCTCCGATGATTTCGCCGGATATGTTTGTAGCATAATCATCATAGGTGTTAATCGGGCGAAAACTATCGCTGTTGTAGTCGCTGTGCCCTATAGAATCCATAAGGTTGAAAATATAATCGGTGCCGGAGACAAGAGCGAACGGCACGGCTGAAATAGCCGAAGCAATTCCGCCGAGAGCCTTACCGACAACGGGAACGCTGTTCACTCCCTCAACTGCCGTCTGAACTGTTTCCTGAACTTTTGCCGCTCTTTCCTTGTCCCGCTGCAGCCTTGCGTAGTCTTTAACAGCGTCATAAGTCGCCCCGGACTCGCTTTTAAAATTTTCTTTCAGCTTGTTCAACGCATCGCTGTTCTTAATTTCACTGTTTATCCGGTTCTTGGTTTCAATGCCGTATATTCCGTCTTCTTTGGCATAGTTTGTTCCGTACTTTTCGTCGTATTCTTTGACAATATCAAGGTACGGCTTTTTCTTTTCGGCACTTACAGTGCTGTTTTCCGAAAGCCACTGCATTGCATCCGTGACTTTTTCAATAAAATTGATTTCATCGTATGCTGCTGCGGCTGCACTGTTGTATCCTCCGTATCCCTTATCAGTCGCCGCTTTGTATGCGTTACCGACCTTGCGCTCATAGTACAGATTTTCCCATGACATGGCACCGGAGTTGCCGTTGTCGTCGGTGTAGTAATACGCCACATCGCGTCCGGCATAATCATTGTCTATCATGTTACGCAGCTTTTCCATACGCTGCTGGTTATTTGCGTATTCTTCCGCGTAATCTCCGTAAGGATTGAATGAAGACACATTCCCGTCGGCTTCGGCGAGTTTGATTAACTCCTCATTCCTCTTTGTGAGTCTGTCGATCTCTCCCAAAGCAATTTTCTGTTTGTATGACGGATTGCCTTTATCTTTGATTTTTCTGAGTATTTCATCGTCTGTCATGGTAGACACTTTGTCTTCCGTCAGCAGCAGTGAAGAAAGATAGTCTTTATCTTCAGATGTCAGCTTTCTCCCCTGATATCTGCGCCCCTGTCCCATTTCATCGGGGGCTGCTCCCGCATCGATCGTTCTGTCGGAAAGAGCGGCTTCGATATCTCTGTATTTGCTGTTTTCGTTAAGTCCCGCTTTTTTAAGCGCACTCTGTGCCGCTGCTCTTTCCTCGACGATTTTGTTGAATTTATCCCGTCCGCCGGCGGCTGCCGAACTGTTGAAATAATCGCTGAAAGTCTTGTCGTCCTCGGTCGTGTCGGTATCAATAATCGAGTTGACATTCTGCAGAGCGGCAAGATAACCCTCCGGAGTCAGAAAAGCCTTGTTGTCCTCAATGCTCTGCTTTATCTTTTTTGCACGGTCTTTGTAGCTCTGCATGGATACCTTGAGTCCGGGAGCCTGCATATTTTCATATTTGCTGTCAACTCCCAAAACATACTTGCTGCGCTCGGTGTAATCCTTGTAATAGTCATTGTAAAGCGATTCTATATCCCTGGAAATTGCGTTAACCCTTGATGATATTACAGTATCGTCCACACCGAAATTGCTTGTAGCCTCAAATCTTCCGCCTGCGGATTTCTTTTTGAAATTCTTTGTTGCTTCAAATGCCATGTCAGCCTCCGTAGATTACTTGTATCTGTCTTCCTTGATTCTTCCGTGCGTGTTGCCCTGCGTGTTTTTGTCATCAAGTGTTTTTCGGGTAAAACGCTTGCCGTTAAGATAGTACGCCTGATATGCGTTCTTTGTGCCGTCCCATATCCAGCCAAGACCGTCCGAGTCGAACCATACATTCTGCGTACGTCCGTTCACGTTGTCGGTGTAGCCGGACTGCGTCAGCTTCTTCCCGCCCACGTTGTCGGGCTGATAGCCGTTGCTGAAGGTGCCGTGCTTAATATCAGGGTTCTTCGACCTTGTATAAGGATTAACGCCTGTTTCGATAGCCTCTTCTTTGCCGGCGGGGTTGGTAAAGTAAGTTTTTCCGTCTTCGTCTTTGTACTTGTAGTTGTACAGTATAGAGTCGACCTCCTCTGCGTCCGCAGTATCTCTGCTCCTGTTCTGCTGCGACAGTGCAAACTGTCTTTCCCACTGGCTGTCGGATACCTTGTCTCGCTCCTTCTGATATGCAAGCTGCTCTCTTGCAAGGGCATCGGCGGCATAGCTGCGCTCCAGTTCGGACGCACTCTTGTATTCGTCCGAGGCTATAGTGTAATCCTGAAGAAGACGGGCATATTCTGTCTGATCCGCATCGCCGAGGGCTTTTGCCTTGTTCAGCATATCCTGTCCCTCCTGCACATATCTCGAATACGCGCTCTCGCTAAGCTGAGGCACAACATCATTGAGCTTTTGCATATAGTTGTTGTATACCTGCTGTCCCGCAGTCTGAGCATAACTGTTGCCGTATCCGCCCGTAAGCGCCGCAGCCTGTCCCATTGTGTCCTTCATGGCAAGCCTACCCTGCCTTGTGTAGCTGTCCTTGTACTGGTTATACACCGGGTCGGCGTTGAAGTCGTATGTAAACTTTCCGCGGTTAACATAATCGTTTATGGCTTTGGCATACTGCGCGGCATATGTTCTGTCGCTCTGCAGCGCGGCTCGGCGCCTTGCAAGATCTTCAAGTGCCCTGTCGCTTTCAAGCGCATATTTGCTTCTGCGCTCATCCGGATTGTAAGCCGTAACCTTAATGTTACCCCCGCCGCTCACTATTTTCGTTGCCATTGTTTTTATCCTCCATATTCAGAATTTCGCATAAATGCTTTGCCCACTCATATAGCTCTTCGATGCTTGCCCCTTTGGGCGGTTCTATAATAATCATCCCGCATACTCCGTTTCTCTGTAAACAGATATTATCTTGCAGTCTCCGATACCCTCAAAGCGCAGCCTGTATCGGTCGCAGCGCTGAGGAATGAAGAAAATATCGATTGGCATGTCGTCGCTGCCGGTATATGCGCCGCAGCTTTCCCATTCGCCGTCATCGTATGAAACAAATGCTGACATTACGCTGCCGCGCGGAAGCTTCAGCTTGATTTTTATTTTGTTTACTCTCTTGTAGTAAATATCTCCGTATCCGAGGCTGCCTGTCTCAGCATACCATTTGATGCCGCTCTCGCCTCCGCTTACGGTGAAAATCTTGCCGTCGGAGCCGAGAATATAAAAATCCTCTGCGCAGCGCATCATTTTCAGCGCATTTGTGTTGTCTTCGATGTGCCAAAGCTTAATCTGAGTGTCATAGACCAAAAGCAGATATTCGGTGCCTCGCCGTGCGCTGACGTAGTATTTGCCCATGTATGCCCCGCCTACAGCATCGTCGTATACGTCGTTTCCGAGAGCGGTATCAACCTTGACCGGAACTCCGCCGGAATACGCCATAAAACCGTCATAAGAATGGTAGTAAAGCACCTCGTCGACCACAGCGACCGACTTGTCTCCGCCGGGCTTTATGCCTCTGTAATTGTATGTAACAAGCTGAAAAGACGAAGGGGAGGTTCCGTATACTCTCACAATAGCGTTTTCCTTGAAGAAAATCGGATATCCGCCGTAAACCGCCGCTCCGGTCCATGCTCCGTCCGAACCGACTGAAGCAGTCCATGAATCCATTGCAGTGCCTTCGTACTTGTACCAGTTTTTCGCATCCCCAAGGGCAGAGCAGTATATTTCGTTTATAACGTCCTCCGACGTTTTTCCGTCCTTGTGTCCGTAATAGCACCCCCACAGGCGATTGTTGCATTCCACAACAAAATCCATGGTCGGCACTTTGCGCGATATCTCAACGACAGCATCGCCGGCGACGGTTTTTGTTATCACCTTGTTCAAAAATCCGTTGAGTATCAGCCCTCTTTCCGATATCGAGCTGATGATATAAGAGCCGTCGCACTCGTTGCCGATGCCGTCAATGTTGATGCAGTCGCCCTCGGAAAATCCGTCAAAGGGAGCAACCTCGTAAACGCCCTGCAGATTCTTCTGCCTCTCTCCGTTCCGTTCTCCTATGTATGCAAACTTTTTTTCGTAGAGCGCGTCCGTACTGGAAAAGGAGAGCAGTATGTAATTCTGTGTCTGTGCTATCCACTCTCCCAGCGCGGCGGAATAAGCATACAGCTTTCCCGTAACGCCGTCTCTCCATCTCATTCCGTTTGCGGGATTGTCGGGCTTTTCGGTCACTACCTCTGCAGCAGCGGCGCTTTCATAGACCTTAACCACAAGCCCCTTGGTTGTAATGTACCGTCCCTTGACCGCATATGCCGCAAGCCAGTCGGCGGCAGTGCCGTGACCTGTCAGCACAAACCCGCCTGACGGCACGGTTACGGAGGGCTCTGCCGTGTAGCTTACAACCTTGGTCACGATGCCGGAGCTGTCAACATATACGTTGATGCCGTGTTCGTTATATCCCTCCGGAGGGTTGCTGGTGATTATCACCATTTCGTTCGTTCCACGCCCGTAGGTTTCGTTGGGTGCTCCGGTATACTTTTTGTTTGCCGTTTTTGTCGACATCGGCGAGTCGTCAAGCCGCCCCTTCTCGTCGCACGGCGCCATCCTAAAGGTAATGTATCTGCCCAATTGGTCGGCATCCGAAACCTCGGTGTTCCTGTATACCTTTGTCGTATTTGAAAGCTTCGTAAATTCTGTTTTGACAGCCCCTATGCGCACTGCCTGCGGGAATGCGTAAATATACCCCGCCTGAGCTACAAGCCGCGTTTCCGCCGCATCTCCGCCTATTTTCCGCGCCGCTTTTGCATCTGTTCCGTCCCTGTTGAGAAAGCTGACATATGTTTCGGTGCCGTCTTTTGTCACGGCGGCAACAGTACCCTGCTTCAGACCCTCTCTCGTGCCGGATGTGTCGCACGGCACAAAATCGTACACACCTGTAATTCCGGTTGTACCTCTGCCGTCACGCACAGCCAAAAGAGGGTAATATTTGGATGTCATGTTGCGCATATCGTGAAATTCGCTTTCGCTTATGCGCACATTTGCATTGTATCCGCCGAAGGTATCAGTGTAATAGGTTTCCGGCGTTTGAATTTCTCTTGTTTCCATTGCTTACCTCAAAATCTTATGTAAGACTTTCCGTGCACGTGCGTCCGCCTGTACCAGTTTGCAAAATCCTCATAGGCAGACGAGAAATTCTGTACGGCTGCATTGTAGCCGTTGCTTTCTCCGTTGCTTTCGCATATCTTTGCTTTCAGATAATAGTCGTATACTTCGCCGTAAACGTACGGTATGATAAGCTCCTGTTCGCCGTCTGTATACGGCGCAAATTCCTTACCGTCCCAATCAACGTATTGAGTGATAATTTCGTTGTGTATTTTCGCATCGAGACGGCTCAGCCATTTTATGAGCTGCGCGTTGTCATATTTCCCGCGCGTCAGCGCACGGGTCTGAGCAATAACATCATTGATTTTCATGTCGCACCTCCATGATAAAAGTATAAGAAAAAAACGGGGGTAAGTGATACCCCCGTTTTCAGTTAGTCCAGCGCCTTGGTTTTCGCTGTTTCTTGCAGTTTGCGCCTTGTTTCAGCGCCTTCAAGCTCGAATTTTTCCGCACCGTCCAGTATCTCGACGACACTTTCAGGCACTTCTACATATTCACCTCGCTTGATGAGATATGTTTTGCCGTTGTCTCCGACAAACTTATCATCTTCAAGCACTCCGGGAACATAGGGAAGTTTGATTCTGACTCTTTTTTCTGCCATGTTAAAAGCTCCTTTTAGTTTGCACTATCCGTTGCAGAGAACGTAGAAGCAGAGACAACGTCGAGAAGTCTCTCGGGATAAAGAACCTTTGAGACATGCATAGCCTTCCAGCCGACAGTACCGAACTGCTCAAGAGGGCCGCCTATCTGCTCTTTAGACTTGATCATGGTCTCCATGGTCATGCCGGTAGGTTCAACAACGCCGAAAGCGTCTTTGCCGAAGAAGAATGAGTGATATACGGCAATGGCGGAAGTAGCGGTGTTCATCTGAATCTTTGCCTCGGTAGTCTCGATGAAACGCACGCCGTGCAGTTTGCCTATCTCGCCGTTGTATATCTTTTCGGGGTTGGCGTATTTCTGTGCCTCTACCCATCCGCTGTCCTGTCTAAGGTCATATGCAACGGAAGGATGAATTATAGCAATATACTCGCCGTTTATAGTGGGAGTATTCTGCTGCTTGAGTATTGTTGCCGCTCTTGCAACATCTGTAGCGGTAAGCTTACCGTTTGCAACAGTAAGCGAGTTTATGTCGGCAGCACCGCCGACACGGTACACGTTGGTGTTGGTAAGCAGCACGTCACGTGTAAGTATATCGAGAGTACGCGCCGCCTGATCCGCATGCTCGTTGACCGTCTCGGAAATCAGGGGGTCAACTGCAGCCCACATTACCACGTCAGTGAGAGGAGTGTAATCTCCGTACTGTGCAACGGTTGCCGTAATGGTTGATACATCAAGCTTGTTGCCGTCGGGGATAAGTCCCTCGGTGAGAGGCGTAGTAGCAGCCGCGAATGTCTTAAACTTACGCCATTCAACGTTTTTTCCGCTGCCGGGCTTAAGGGTCTGCTTTTTGCCGAACTGGTTGAACACATACTTTGCGCGTGCATTTTCGAGCAGAGCAGTGTTGTAAAAGGTTTTCATTTCGGCAGACAGATTGTTGCCTGTCGATGCGTTGGTCGTACCGTTAAGGTTTGACACACCGTATGTACCTACAGTAGGTGTAAGAACTGCGAATCTCTGAAGATTAAAAGTAAACATCATTTTCCCTTTCTGCGGGGAAAAGCTCAGAATGTTACAACTTCTCCTCGCCTTGCTCTCTCTATGTATTCTTGTATTTCCGAGAGAGACAGTTTTGAAATATCTTTTTTAACTGTTGCAGGAGGTGTGTTTCCGAGACCGTTTTCCGCTACCTGTGCGCCGCTTCGGATGTTGTTTACAACATTCGCTTCTACGGCATGAGCGGTGTTTTGCATCGCCTTGGCTATTTCCTCGTCAAAACGGGTAGCCTTGTATGCGTCAAGGAGAGACAGCGACGGATTCTGAGCAAGCTTGGCAAACTGAGGATTCGAGTCCAATTCCGTCTGCAGATCGAAATCGGGAAACCTTTCTCTCACTTCCAATACCTGACGTCCTATTCTTTCGGCAAATTCACGGTTTCTGTCCGCTTCCTCCCGTTCTTCGAGAGCTTCGCGGGCGCTTCTTGCCTCTGCTGCCGAGCGTTCAAGCATTTCCTCAATCTCGGGGGTTGTGCCGTTTCTTTCGGCAAGCTCCTCGTAATAGCTTCTGTCGGCACTTACGGCAGCCATAATAGCGTCAATGTCCTTTGCATCCTTGCTGTACTTTTTGGCAGCGCGGTCTACAAGGGGCTGCAGCTTTTTTAGCGTGCCCTGTGCGTCCTTTTCCCGCCTGAGGCGTTTCTCAACAGCATTTTTTACCGTCTTGTTGATGTCCTCCGCATACATTTCGCGTATACGGTCATAGGGAAGTCTTTCATCCGCCGTGGGAGTCCCTGCGCCGGCAGTATCGACTGCCTGTGCTCCCGCAGCTTCGCCGTCGGCGACCGGCATACCGGCAGCATCTGCGGTACTCATAACCGCACCTGTCGCCTCGCCTGCGCTTTCCTCCGCGAAAAGCTGTAAATCGAATTTCTTCATAAAAATCCTTTCTCCGGGTTAAGCCCGTGACTCTGTGTAGATTATAAAGAGATATCACACATAGGTGATAATCACGTTTTCGGGATATTTTTCCGAAATTTCGGCAATTCCTCCGGCGGCAAAATCGTAAAGGGAAGTATCCCCGCCGGATATTACAAAATCGCCCTTGTCATGTACATCCGTTGCATACATTGCAAGAGTTTCCAGCAGCGCCGACACTCCCGCACAGACTATATCCTGCCCGGCGGGAGCATACCCTGCATGACCGCTCGCCGATATTGACGGCACATCACGGTCGTAGATAATCTCTATCATCTCGGCTGCGTCCTCTCCTGTGCGGCATCACGCGCCCTTTGCATGCGTGTATCCTCCGCCGCATTGCCCGATACGCTTACACTCGCCTGCTGCATCTGCGGAGCTGACTGCTGTATTCCGTTTGCTATCATCGCAGCTGTCTGAGGCTCGTATTTCTGCGCCAGTGTCAGCGCAATCTGCTGATACTGCATAAGCTGATCAAGCATAGTGCCGTTTGCGCTGATTTTCTGCACAATATCATCCTTGCCGTAAAAATCCATCGCATCGAGCAGCATAAGGCTCTGGTCGACGTTTTGCGGATTAAATACGCCAAGTCCGTAAAGCTGCAGGGCAAGCTCATTCTGCGCCATTTTGGTGTACTCGCTTGATTTTTCCGCCGTAACGTCAATGTCAAATTCCGGGAGGCGCAGGCCCATGTCGGCGCCTGTTCCGCTCATCTGAGGCTGTGCTCTCAGATCGGCGTTGGAATACTCTACATACTGAGGCTCGCCGCTCTGACCCTGTATGCGGAAATACCGCATTGTGTCGTATTTCTCCCGCATGAGCTCAATAACGAGATATATGACCTGCTTGTATGCCTCGTATGTGGCAGATATACCGTCACGGCTCTGCTTTGAGCCTGCCTCCTGCATAGCAGCTATGGCGCTGGCGGCTGTGGCTCCGCTTGTACCGCCGTTGTTAACGTCTCGGTTGCCGGTTACCTCTTTGAGCTCACCCGTCTTGTAATCCAAAAACGTAATATAATTGCCGCCGAGAGAGCTGTAGTCAACAGGTCTTATGCTGTCCTGTCCGAGAGAGCCGCCCGTGTGGATAAAATCATTCTGCCAGTCGGCAAATTCCGACTCGTTTACCGCTCCGTTTTCTTTTATAAAGTATCGCGGCTTTGCTCCGCAGACAGTATTTTTGACTATAGCCTGATTGATAATGTCGATCTCTTTTTGCGTGTCCTTGCCGTAGTCAAAGTATCCGTATCCGGCAATGCTGCCCTCTATGTCAAAGAGGGTATCAAACACAAACGGATATCTGCCGTGCTCATACCATCCGCGCTCACTGCGAGGCTTGCCGTATGGCTGCTCGGTCAGCTCGCCGTACTCGTCCGTAATGTAATGCTTGGGCAGCTCCGTATCGTTTTCCGTGGCATACAAAACCTCGTCGCCCACAAATTTGCAAAAATGCAAAACCGATTTGTAGCCTGCCCTTTTTTTGTAGTACCAGTCCACAACACAAGACTTGTTTGTTGCGTCAACCGTATCGTCATATATGTACTTTGATACAAGGCTCTCGTTGGACTTGAGCTTGTCCCTGAGCTGCGGATATATCTGCTGCAGCACATCATTGTCAACCAGGTCAACGACAAAAACGTTTGCGCTGTCCTGTATGTCGATTACGCCGGGCTCCCAAAACAGGCGCAGCAGATCCATTTTTTTGATTGCAATGTCGCCTACGCCGTTGTGCTTGGACGAGTCCCAAAATACACCGTATACTCCGGTGCCCTGCTTGAGCTTGTAGGTAACAACGTCGCGGTATACCTCCTTAAATCCGTTTTGGTCGAGTATAACGGGGATAACATCGGTAAGCCGCTGTGCCTCCGCCTCATCATCCGGCATACGCGGCAGTATGTTGGGCTCGGGAAAAGCGTCCATATAGTCAGCCCGCTTGGATACCACAGTGTTCCACAGCCACGCGGAGGCGAGGCGCATGTCATGCTTGGACACCTCGTTGTAGCTCTGCCATTGCTTGAGCTTCCAAAACTGCTCATTTTCGATGATCCTCGCCTCAAGGTGCGATTTGGCGCTCTTGTACTTTGACAGTATTTCGGCTGCCTTGCGCACCTCGTCTCTGCCTATGGGCATATTTTTAACACTGTCCTCTTTTTTGCGTAAATTAAACACGTTTAACCTCCATGTGTGTAGCTGTGTCGAGCGGGTCGACAAATACACAAAATTCCTTGCGCTTTGCCGGGACAGGGGAGATCGGGCGGGACATGAGGAAATACCGCGTCTCGTCGGCTATATGGTCCTCACCGTCCGTGTCCAAGTCCTCGGGCTTGGTCTCGCTGTACTGCAACAGCGGTATAGTCCGTATAAAATCCTTGCAGTTACGAAAAACATACATCATGGGCTTGCCGCTCTCGTCAAAAGCGAGTCTGTAATGCATCTGCATCCAGCCGGATATACGGTCGTTAATGCCCGGCTCAAACAAAACACCGTGCCGCTCAGCCGCCTCGTTGACAGATATACCGCGGGAGCCGTCCCAGATAGAAGGGTCGGCAACACCGAATATTGTCTTGCCGCGCAGCCACGGATGCTCCCTCTCAACCTCGGCAATTTTCTGGAACTGTCGCTCAGGCTCCCACTTGAGTCCCTCATTAGGTGTGCCGTTGCATCCGTAAAGCTCCAGTATGCGGTACACAACACCGTCACGGTCAACACCCCACCAAGCGCATGAGAAAGGTTTTGCGTATCCGAAATCGTAGCTGCGGTATATTTTCCAGTCCGGCGGCACATCAAAGGGCTCGATGACGTGAGTCCATTTACCGTCCATGTAGTGATCGGGATCGTCAACAAAATCCTCAAAAAACTGTCCCTCAAATATGTTCCAGTCGCCCTCAAGCCATGCTTTTCTGAGCTTCGGAGGCAGCGCCTTAAGCTGCTCTACGTATTCGGGCTGCTCCCTCATAAGCACCTTGTTGTCGGTAACAAGCGAGCGGATAAAGCAATACTCCTCCGGGTTTTCCCGATCCTCGTATTTTTTGTCGATAAATATGCGCTTGATATACGCATGCCCCTGTCCTCCGGGGTTACAGGTGTAATACATACGCTTGGGCAGACCGTTTGTGCCGCGCATACAGGCGGTGATCGCCCTCATCTGATACTCGGACAGCTGCGTTGCCTCGTCCAAAAATATTATGTCGTACTCCTGTCCCTGCAGGCGGTCAAGATCGGAGTCACGTGCGCAGTACGTAAATGATATGGTTGACTTGTTGGGCAGCATGAGTATCTTGTCCTTATCGCTGTACCGGGCGACACCGTAAAGCTGCTCGCGCAGTATGCGTATATGGTTGTTGACAAGCTCCGGATACGTCCGTCGTACAATCAGACAGCGTATACCCGGATAGCGCTGACACAGCAATATGGCTTTTGCACGCACCGCCCAGCTTTTCCCGCCGCCTCGTGCGCCGCCGAAGCCGATGTGCTTTGCCTTTGCCGCCAAAAACTCCGCCTGTCGGGGAGACGGCTCCGGTATTGTGATCACTCGCTCCATGCGTCGGCACCGCCCTCAATCTTGATAACAACACCCGCACCGTCACTTTCAAACGCTTTTTCCAAATTTTTGATCCTTGCCTCCTGCTCTCGGAGATCGAGATCGGTTACGATGCCCTGTACGGACTTAATATCCTTGAGCGAGTTAGTCAGCTGCCGCAGATTGCGCTTAAGGTACTCATCATCTGCCGCATATATCTCAATCCGCTCTATAAGAGCATCGCACAGCTCGTTAAGCCTCTCCCGCCTCTCACGCATGGCAGCCTCCACCTCGGCAGAGGACACAGCGGCATTGCGCTTTGCGAGATCGCTTGCCCCGGCGTTAATCATAGCTCGGCGCAAAGGGAGATACTTAACTCCGTATTTAACCGCAAGATCGGTCATATGCTGTGAGCCGTTGACATACTCGTCTATGCATTTTTTAAGCACATCGTCGGGGATTACTTCACGTTTCGGCATTTTTTATCCCTCCTGTTAGATTTTTACTGTGATTTATGGCATCAAGCCACATTGATATTGTATCTAAAGCCCAAAATAAGTGATAACTACGTTTTGCAAGCCCAAAATATCAAAATGCACAAATTAAGCACCTTACATTTGTGCAAGATTTTATGAAAAACTTTTTCAAAGCCTATTGACTATCCACTCATTGAGTGGTACAATAAAGACAACAAAAGGGCAGAGCCCGAAAAACAGAAAGGAAAAACACAATGAAACTTTGGTATGCAGCACTGACAGACAGAGAGGATATCGACTGGGGCACCGGCTCATTTGATTTTGATGAGGCGGTAGAGATGGCTAAGGAGCTTGGCGATAACAGCATCATAGCTGCAATTGACGCCGGATACGACGAGGACGGCAACGAGACATGTGACTCAATATGCGTCGCAGAGTATGTCAACGGGATTGATTTTTAAGGAGGACGATGACAGAAAATGAAACTATCTGAAGTAAAGCGCCTGCTACAGGACGCGCAGGAGTGCAAAGACCTTGAGTATTACATAGCAGAGTGCGGCGGCTCTCTGCCGGACGATAGCTATTACGAGGATGCTGATAAGGCGGTAGAGACTCTTACGCTGCTGTACTCCTGCAAGGACGGCATAGATGTAAAGACCCTGCTTAAAGTACACGGCGGCAGCATGGCAGAGTTTGCCCGGGATTACGGTATACCGCTCCGCACCGTGGAAAATTGGGCAACAGCGTCGAAAGAACACCGCGAGCCGCCGCAGTACCTTATGCGTCTGATCCTTGCGGATCTGCTGGATTAATACAAAAAAGACCGGGGATTTCTCCTCGGTCTTTTTTTGTTGCTCTTATGCTTTATCTGCGGCTCGGTTTTCCGACAAGTTTTACGTCGCAGAGATTTACAATCTGACTTATATGTCCTGATCTAAACCAGCCACTACCGGTATTAGTGGCACTTGTGTCTGTTGCCGTTACAATTGTGCCGATGGGAAAATAGTGCAATGGATAGCTGTTTCCTATAACCATGTATTTTGCCCCCTTGATATATTTGGGGTCATTCGTCTTCGTCAGCCGCTCAAACGCAATCTTCGCGCCGACCGCAAAGTCAAACTTATCATCGGGCGAACACTCAGCTTTTGCGGATTTTTTGACTTCTCCGTCCTCGTAAAGCCTTGCAAGCGTCTCTTTGCCGTTTGTGGTAATAAGGATTCTGGCGTCGCAGAACGGCTCAAGCAGCTCCTCTATAAGCTGCAGCTCTGTTTTCTCGCCGAAACGGTCAAGTCCGCTTATGCTGTAACAACCCCTGTTTTTATGGCACTCTGTCACGGTAAAAACAAGGCCGCAAGCGTCTGCTACAACTTTAGCGATAATATATACTGCGCCGGAGCTGTGGTCTTTGTCAATGCCGCATACCTTCAGCACGTCTTTCCACTCTTTAACTCTTACTTTGTCTCCAACCTTAAATTTCATAAATCTTTCCTTTCGTATTTTCCCAAGACCGCCTCATAAAGCCCGCACTCCCGATAGCCCTTGATCCTGTTGCAGTACCGGCAGCGGTGAGCCACGGCGTGTCTCTCGGTTGCAAAAATATTTTTGACTGTCGTGCGCCGTATAACGCCCTCACAATATATGGTCGTCGGCGTTTCGCGGATGTAAAACGGACACTTTGCACTCTGAGACTCAGTTGCCATAACGCTCAAGCCTCCTTAATGATCACATCGACACCGTCAGCATCGGCATCCACGATCCTGTGGTATACCTGCGTAACATACCGCCGCGAGTCATCTCTTATGACCCCGCAGCTTTTAAGCGCATCCAGCACAAACTTAGCGCTGCTCTGTATGTTGTCCGCATCCCGCCTTTTCGTGCGCTCTTTCCACACAAGGCATATTTCGCACGGTACCGTCACCTTGCGGCATTTGCCCTCCGCAATAGCCTTGTTAATGTAGGCACATATAGCCTGCTCAACGTCCGCCTTAAATTTGCGTCCGGTCGACCAGTGGCTGCGGCAAGCATATGTGTACTCATTCAAGCTCGGCAGCTGTATCGGTATCTCTATATGATTCATCATCGCCAAACTCCTTCAGGATGTCTGCGGCGTAGCGTATGCCCGCCGCAAACTCTTCCTCGTCAGTATAACCGTCCGCTTCGCGGTATAGATAATCTATCGCTTCAGCGTATTTTGTATTTCCGTCCATTTCCTGTGTAACCATGCGCGGTATCTTTCGCAGTGCTTTATGTGTGCGCAGTTTTCCCGACTCCCGGGGCTGCATTGCATGCATGGATACCCCTTTCCCATAGCTTTACTTTGCTCTATGATATCACGCTTTTCCTCGACGGTCGACTTATTGCCGGCATTTTTGTCCATTATCTCACCGTCCTTTAAAATTGAGCTTAACAATTTTGTATTTGCGGTCAAAAGTGTTGCTGCACCCGCGGGAGAAATATGTATAGATGCTCCCGATCTTGATCCCGAGATAATCCGCAACCTCATCGACCCTGCCCACCATAACCGGCAGCTCATACTTGTCGTTGGTAACAACGGCATAGTATTGTTTTATCCTGCTGCGCTCACTCATTTTTTACCTCGCAGTCTCTCATACGCGCCACCGTTATGCTGTTTGCACCGGAGCGGGGCACAAGCTCAAGAGAGTTGCGCCATCCGCCCTCATGCCTGTCATACCATGTGTTTATGTGAGCTACGGCATACTCACCCCCGCGGAATATAACGGTCTGTCCGCTTTTGCAGGCTTCCTTAGCTTCGTCCGTTGTCATTTTCCCGCCTCACGTTTCCGCCGCCTTTCAAGCTCCGCCTTGATAATCTTTTTATCCGTCATTTTTTGCCTCCTTTCTTCAAACGTAGTAATTCATCTGTTTTCTTTTCTCCGCCAAACCAAGTCACAAAATCTTTGTAGCAGTCATCGCACAAATCTACGACAGGCCCCGTATCTCCCCAAGTCTCCAAAGGTATGGCTCCCACTTCATAATAGGTAAAAAATTTACGCTTGCAACGGGTTTCATAACCCACTTTTCCGCATCTGTCGCATATTGAAACTCTCATATTTCCTCCTGAAAATCAATTTTAATCTGTCCCGGCGGTTCCCTTAATTCCTCCCACGCGATCCGGATGGGTTACAATTTCAATTTTTACTATCATGTCTCCGCCTCCTTCATAAAAAACACTTTTTTCAATGCGCTTTGCTGTTTTTCATCCTCTTCCAGCTG